GGTACTGCCTACGGAGAAGTGTTGGCCAAGAAGCTGGGGTGGGACGTGGAGGTACTGGCCAGGCAAGGATGTAGCAACGGGGGCATACGTATACAGATTGACGAAGTGCTGAGACAGCGTCCCGATTTTGCCATCATAGCGCCTACGTTCCATGACAGAACAGAAATTCCGGCTCGAGCCGCACCCTACGATTTTCGCGACAACGACTGGAAAGGTTGGAACAGCGATCTGCAACAGCATCTGCAGACAGCACATCTCAACGGCTACGATAGGTCAGTGGGCATCAACAATGTCAACTATGGCAACAATCCTTATACCATGATCTGTGAGACCATATTCAGCCTGGCTGAGAACTATGATCATCCTTATCGCAGTTCCAGGATAGATCGAGACACACAAAAGGCCGTCAAGACTTGGATCAACCATCTCTATGACAGCGAGTGGAAACGTCAGCAAGATGAATGGATCATCCGTGATGGCATCATGCAGTTGTTTTATGCTGGAGTGCCATTTTTGCACATTGCCTGCAATATCTGGACCAGCGATACTGTTCGGGAGGCTTTCCCATCTGTGATACCTGATCATTACATGACCTTGGACTACAAAGAGACACCGGCTTATGCAACCAATGAATGGCCGTTTTCAGGAGAAGATCCCGGCTATCATGGTGCTCCGCAAAGCCAGGAATACCTTGCAGATGTCTACTACAAAATAATAACAGAAAGATTTGGAATACAACCATGAGAATACTAACTTTAGAAAATCGCAGCTTCGAGATGAACGAGATTCCTGATGAAGTTGAGGATCTGAGATTCTGTGTGCTGGACAACAGCGATCCCAAAGATCCCGATTACTTTTATATACCATTGATCTTTCTTGAAAGCTTTAACAGTCCAGCTTTGGTGTTGCGCATCGGAGAACATGTGATCAAGATGCCAGTGGATTGGCAAATCCTGATCGGGGAACCCGACCTCGGTGACCTTGAAGTGGTGCCATTGACATCAATCAATGACCGCGGATTCAATGTGTTTACATTTAATCCCATATCGAGTTTTAGGCCTGAATTCCATCCAGTGGAGATCATTGATATCTACCCCGATGTCAAGTGGTACTTTCCCAAACTCAAAGGCGGACAACTGTTGGCCATTCCTTTGGAGTCCGACGTAGAACAGCCCTTATGCGCTTTTTTCGTCAAGGAGATCGGTCGGCAAAACGAAGTTATCAACTACAGCAAGGTCTGGTAAATGCGTGCTGGAGTGATAGTGGCCCACCCCGATGATTGTGTGATATTTGCTTGGCCACTGATGCGCAAGTATCGGGATTTCGATTGGAATATCGTTTATCTCACTTACCAAGACCAAGATCCTCGCGCTCAGGAAATGAGACAATTTTGGGCACAGTATTCGGTACCCACGCATTTCTGTGGGTTTGTCGATGACTACCGTGACCTGGAATCGCAGCGAATCAGTTTTGACATCAGACAAGCCCGCGAAGAGTTACAGGATCGTGCCAGCGAGTTTGATCTCATAGTCACGCATAATCACGACGGCGACTACGGACATCTGCATCATCAGTTTGTTCATGACTGCTTGCAGTGTATTCCGGTGCCACAGATTTATTTTGCCAGCACTTTCAACAGCAATTGCGTGATTGAGTCTCCTGATCGTTACAATCTTTCGTGTTTGCCATTGCATAGATCAGTGATAGAAGGATTCCAAGATCGCTACACAGGAAGATATCACATCACCGAACCTGCACAGGAGGCACTCAACAATGGGTAGATTGAGGCCCGGAGCCGAAATCATCTACGAAAGTCCCGACAATGGCGAGACCATCTATGCCAGATATGCAGGGGAACAGGAACGTTGGATGGTGGGCCAGAGTTACAAAGCCAAGAGCAGAATCGACGCCATAAGAGAAAACCAACTTTGGCACGATATACGCGAAACGGCAAAATCCAATCCTGCTTTACAGGAAGCCTTGGATCGTGCTATAATCATCTATGAACTAGGTAAAGAAAATGGATCGATTGAACATAAAAAATGAAATGTCAGCATTGGATCGCAAAGATCGCGATTACTACGATGCCATGACTGAGGAAGAAAAAAAGAAATTTGCACCCTATCTCATGATACGATGGAGCTCGTGCGTGGGAGGTGATCCCATGTTGCAGAGCTATTACCTCATGAGTGCCAATGAAAAACTCAACAAGGGATTCTTTGATATTTCGACATCGCAGCACAAAAAATTACAGTGGTTGCTGTCAACCACAGTGAGCCCGGGAATGGGGATACAGTCTCATCATTGGATACCTGCCAAGAAAAAAGAAAGCCAAAGCAAGGCGTCCAAGGTACTAAGAAAGCTGATGCCCGAGCTCAATGAGGAAGAAATATCATTGATGTGCAAGATCAACGATGACAACGACATCAAAGAGTTAGCTCGCAGTCACGGTTGGGACGATAAAAGCATAAAGGAATTGTTTAAGTGACAGCATTCTCGTCTCGGGCGCAAAATTTTAATAGAACATCAGTCTCGGAGTTCTCGGGAAATTTGCCCACTGGTACTATAAATCTTTCTAGCGGAAGTCCGGCGCTGGGTCTGATGCCTATCAATGATTTTCAATCATCGGTAACTAGAGTCTTGCATGCCAAACTGTACCTATCTTTCCAGTACGGTCCAGCCCAGGGTTGTCCTGAGTTGATAAGATGGATAGCACAGCATCACGGAGTTGACATTTCACGGGTGATGATAACTGGTGGTAGCCAGCAAAGCATCGATCTCATCACTAAGATTTTTATCGATGCCGGAGACCCGATTTTGGTCGAAACTCCCACTTACAGCGGCGCCCTAGATGCATTCACTTGGGCCATGGCAGACATCACTAGCATGCCAGATATAGCCACTATACCTTCTGGAAGATTTAAAATAGCGTATGTTGAGCCTTCGTATCAGAATCCCACTGGTCGTTGCTGGTCACAGGAACAACGGCAATCGTTTATGTCGCAGGCGCAACAACAAGATATTTTAATAGTCGAAGATGCGGCGTATGCTGATATTTCGTTTGGGGACAACAATATTTCTCTCAGAGAGATTGACCCATCTCGAGTAATCTATCTAGGATCTTTTTCCAAGGTGCTTAATCCTGGTATACGTTTATCCTATGTGATTGCCGAACCGGACATCATTGGCAAGCTGGTGACAGTTAAGAAAATAACTGACATGACCACGTCATATTTTTTGCAGTCCGTGGTTGCCGATATGTTGATTAGTATGGACTTTGAGCAACATATAAAAGATTTAAAAAGATCGTACCGTAAAAAAAGAGATTGGTTGGTACGAGCACTGTCCATGCATTGTTCTGATATGAAAATCAAAGTTCCCAATGGAGGCATATTTCTCTGGGCTACTACATTTTTGCCAGCAACAGAATTGCGAGATCGTGCATTGGCCAATGGTGTCAGTGTCGTTCCCGGCAGCGAATTCTATGCGCAGGATCCGGATTTATATTCGATTAGATTGAGTTATTCTAGAATCACAGAAAAAGATGCCGAAACGGCCGCCCTGGCTTTGGCAAAGGCATTAAAATAGTCATTGATGGAAACAGAAAACTACACTTGCCGTTATTGTAAAAAAGAGTTCCGCAGAGAAAGTACTCTGGTGGCACACCTCTGCGAGGCCAAACGCCGATGGCAACAAGAACGAGAGATTGGAGTACAGATGGGCTTCCGCGCCTATCTTCGATTTTATGAAATCACACAAGGATCGGCCAAACTTAAAACCTACGAGGATTTTGTCGGCAATAGCTTTTACAATGCTTTCGTGAAGTTTGGGCGACATTGTCAAGCCATACGTTGCGTAAACTATACCAGTTTCTCGGATTGGTTGCTGAAAAACAACAAGAAGATCGATAACTGGTGTCGCGAAGATATATATCTAGAGTGGTTGCATCAATATGTCAAAAAGGAAAATGTGCAAGATGCGCTGGAGCGATCGTTACAAGAGATGCAGACATACGTCGATGAAAATCCCGACTTACGTGGGGGTCTTAGAGATTATTTTAAATTTGCTGGCCCTAACACTGTTTGTTATCATATCAGTACCGGTCGTGTTAGTCCTTGGGTTGTGTTCAATTGCGATACAGGTCTGGAGTTCCTTGAGCGTCTCAACGAAGAGCAAGTTGCGATAGTGATGCCTTGGATTGATCCTGATTTCTGGCAACAGAAATTTCGCGATTACCTCGCAGACGTGGAATGGATCAAAACAATACTCAGTGAAGCGAGATTGTAGGCATGAAATATTTTTGGCTATTATTAGTGACAGCGGCGATCATGGCCATAGCTCTTTTACCAGTTTTGGTGCCCAGCGATGCCTACAACGCGGCCGTTAAATTGATGGGTACACCATGACAACGAGATTCGGTAGCGACATTGACATTGACTTTGGAGATCGAGGGCGTGCTCTATCATTGATAAAGCACTATCCGGCCAGCATAGATCGAGACGAAAAGTTAGTGCGACACAACACTGGTATCTATGTCACTGATATCCCTATTGATCCGTTCACTGGTCATGCTGCCATCGGTCATGAACAGGCTGAGCAGAGAGGATATATCAAACTAGATCTATTAAATGTGGGAGTTTACCAAGGTGTTCGCAACGAAGAACATCTGCAAAATCTGATTGACACCGAGCCCTTGTGGGATCTGTTACGAGATCCGGGATTTTGCAGTTTGATCATACATATCGGAAATCATCATGACACTTTGATACGTATGCCTGAGTCCGTGGATAGTATACCCAGGATGGCCATGTTCTTGTCAGTGATACGTCCAGCCAAACGGCATCTAATAGGAAAACCCTGGGCCGAAGTTGCCAAAACAGTCTGGCAACGACCCGAAGACGACAGTTACTATTTCAAGAAAAGCCATGCTGTGGCCTATGCACACTTGGTAGCGGTGCATATGAATTTGATCTGCGAATCGATCAGCCAGGGTTATGGCTGATCCAGTGACACAACACAAAACTTGCGGTATATGTCAGCAGAGCTTATCTCTTGATAATTTTGGTCGTGACGGGGGAGCCAAATATCTACGTTACGAGTGCAGGGCCTGTGCGAAAAAACAAGCTGCCTTAGTCAGGAAACTCAAGCGTGAAAACACACCCCCATTGGCTAATCATCAGTGTCCAATCTGTCAACGGGATGCCGCAGCCATACAAGGACACAGCCTGCGACGCAAAGGGTGGTGCGCAGATCATGATCACGCCACAGGCAAGTTTCGTGGCTGGATTTGCCATAAATGTAATCTGGGACTGGGAAATTTCAATGATGATCCGGAGCGATTAAAGAATGCCCTGGACTATTTAAATAGTTTTAGCTGATTTTTCGAACCAAGGTAATCGATCGGCGTTTGCTGCGTTTGGCACCAATTTCTTTGAGATTTAGTTGAGGACCCATTTTTATCTCAACATCTTTGCTATTCATGGTCCTGTTACAGAATCGAAACACTCCCCAGTCCTGTTTTAAAAACACATTGATGGGAATGATCCTGTTGCTTTCCCACCACCACTGATCTCCCAACTCTAGGAATCTTTTCTTTTGCTCAAGGTCTTTGAGCAGGCCGAAATCGTACATGGTAGTGATCTGCTCGTCGCAGTTTTGTATGATGCCGATATACTCATTTCCACCGTAGACGAGATAACTCAGGAACGGATAATGTTGTAACAAGCGTTTGAGGTCGTTGAAGTCTTCCACGGTTTCCGATAAATATCAAATAATGCAGCGCATCCAGACTTATTTATATGCTAACAAATTGGAGGTCCAATTTTTGGACAGCTCCATCAACGGCCCAAGGAGCAGACGAGTGTACTCAAGACCCGTGACCATCTACCAAGGCGTGGATAATCCCATACAAGTTTCTATCAAAAACCAAGAGCAGAGACCCTTCAATGTCACTGGTTACTTGGTCCAAGCGGACCTACAAGATCCCGCAAATCGTGTCACAGTAGAGAGTTTCGCTGTGACCATGAGCAATGCCAGCCGTGGCCTGGGCAGTTTCGTCATTGATCGGGACACCAGTCTTGCCCTGGACCAGCGTTTTTATCACATCACGTTCAAGGCCATTAAAACATCAGATAATAGCGAGCAACCCATGTACATGGACGACAACTTTGGTGCTCCTGTTCCCCTGGAAGTGCGCGAAGCCTACTATGCTGTAAGCCAACCTGCTCCCAGCGTAGACGATAGTATATTAGACGCAGGAACACTAGAATGACACAGAGCATAGAAATCAAAAAAATATTACTAAAGCGCGGTAACACAGCCCAAAGCAATTCTTACACCGGTCCCATTGGTGAAGTCACCATGGACACCGACATTAAAACCATAAGAATACATGATGGTCTAACTGCAGGTGGTCATCTCATACCCACACAGGCCAACATGCAGAGTTATGCCAATGCTGCTGTTGCTTCGGGGCTGGTAGCGGTCAATGCCAATGTAGCAACATTGACAACCAGTACCACAGCGGCCAACACCGCTATGAAATCTTACGTTGATTCTCAGATCACCTCCATCGTAGGTGGTGCACCGACGGTATTGAATACTTTAGAGGAAATTGCCACAGCACTCAACAATGATGCCAATGTGGCTGCCACACTTACTAACTCAATCGCAGCTATCAACAGCAACGTGGCCAACATCACTGTGCCCAATCTCGAATCAGTATCGGGCAACATCATACCCTCGGCCAATGTCACGTACAGTCTAGGCAATGTCACACACCAGTGGAAAGATCTCTGGGTCAGCAGTAACACTATCTACATCAACAGCATTCCTCTCAGTGTAGACGAACAAGGAAGTCTATCAGTAAATGGTTCTCTCGTTACCGGCGGTGCCGTAACTGACCAAGATTCTGAACTGTCAACCCTAGGTTCACCAACATTTGCCACTATAATCGTAGACAGTGCTGGCACAATACAAACTTACAATCCATCTCCAGAGTTAGGCACATATTTTACGCTACAAGGAGCCAATAATCGAGGCATAGCATTGCAGTCTACAGATTCGGAAGGCAGCACGAAATCTTGGCTGTTCAACATTGATGGCGATCTTACATTCCCTGACGGCACAACACAAACCACTGCTTATATACCTGAAGATGTAGCATCTTCATATAAAGGCTTTAAAGCACATTACGGTAGAATGTGGGACAATACCGATGACGATAACGGTCCTATTAATAAAATTGTAATTTATAAGGATTCTGTTTCTGCCAGCAGTGCCATTGACGCAACCACCGACGACGATGACTTCATAGTATCAAATCTCACTGGTAGTGATGTTGTTGCGATGATTGTAGCCATTGGTGAAGACATCGCTCAAACTCCAACGGCAGAATTAAAAACCTTTGCCGAATCTATCATTGATAATGTTATCCTAGATGGCGGAGTAGAAGGACAAGTTAACACAGCCGCTGATATGAAAACAGCGTTCTATGCTAACTTTGCTACATTTAGTGCTAGCCTGACTGACTTAAAAGCAGATTTTGAATTCTTCGAGGTCAACAATAATTTTAATCTTAATCCGGCATTTAGCACTGGCAAAGGTGCAACAATTTATAGCATAAGCTACAACATGAGCAATGATACACTTAGATTCGGTAGTTGGGGTCAAAACGTACCTTCTCATGTAGACGGTGATATATTCGTAATTCCAGGTGATACGATTCAAGATGCTGATGGCAATTATCTATCAACTCCAGCCAATGATCTTACTGTGACTGTTATAACATCATACGGAGGAGGTATTCAAACAGTTAGTGTCACTGGTACACTACCTCGACCCGCTGAAGCATGGCCAAGTAACGAGATCGATGACGGTGGTAATGACGAATATGATGGCGGTAATCAAATCAACACTAATTTAGAAAGTAGCATTAGCTATAATGGCGGTAATGTTGTAACCGGTAGCAGTGCTTTTGGTGGCGGGGACTATGTAGTAACCTATCAAGGCAGTATCTTTGGTATTTTTGCTGTTAATGCAGCCATCGACAGTATAGGTACTAGTGGTAACAGTGGATTTGACGGTGATGGTCAGGCAGACACTGGATCTTTATATACGGGAACAGATCCTGGAACAAATCCTGGAACAGGAGATATTACGTTTGACGGCAGTAAACTCAGCAGTCCTGCACCTGGCAATGGTGATTGGCCCAATGGTGTTATCACACTGGCACCTGGTGCCACTGACAATACTAACCTAGCCGACTACGGACAGTATATCAATATCTATCCCACAAATGCTTACGATAGTCCGCATATTCATATTGCTCCTGGCGTTGGTGGTAGCAACAGCAATGGTAGTTTGATTTTAGGCAATGACAATTACCATGTTGAAATCAGCAACAATAGCAGTGTCTATGTTAGAACTAACAATCAAAACCACAGTTGGGAATTTGACAACGACGGCAATTTAAGATTGCCCGCAGGCGGTGACATTCAAGACAGCACAGGAACAAGTGTATTAGGTGGCGGTGGCAATGCTAACACCGGCGACGTGACCTTTAACGCTCAGGTCATACAAGGCACCGGTGATGAATATGGCGGCGGAGGATTATATCTGGCCCCGGGTGTCAACAGCACAGGCAATCTACAGTATCTGCGGGTGCGCGGTGGTGATTATCCTACACATATACATTTAGATACCGGCAACAATACCTATTTTGATCAATACTTTGGTGATGACAACAAGTATGTGAAACTGGCAGCCAGCGGAAATATTATCATAAGTGCCTACAACGGTGGCAACACAAAACAGTGGACATTTGGTGAAAACGGCAATTTAACATTTCCAGATAACACAATTCAATCAAAGGCCTATCAAATAGTAAGTGCTCCAGGTGGCCTTGAAGGTTCTCCTGGTGATAAGCAGGGTATGGTTGCTTATGATAACAATTATCATTATTATTGTAAAGCAGATTTCGTAAGTCACGATAGTGCTGTTACTATTTCAAGCACAGAATGGGGCGGTGCCGCAGGTGGTTTGACCAGCCTACCATTTTTGAGCGAAGCCAGAGCACCCGAAGTTGGCTGGACTATCTATGCTAATTTTAACAGTGGTCCTGCAACGCTCACTATCACTGGTGTAACTTCCTTAGGTGCAGGTCGCTATCAAGTAGACTTTAGTGGTGGTGGCGACCTTAATGTCAGCAATGGTAATACAGGAACACTAACAGATGACGAACCATTAGCGGATATTTGGATAAGTACAGCATTTACTGACAATGCAGCCACAGTTGATATCACAAACACCAACGGCATTGACACAAACTATTCTATAACTTTCGTTGAGACTAGAGATGCCGCTCAATACCTACGAGCCGATGTTGATTTAACTTTTAACTCCGCAACTAACCTTTTAACTGCTGGTAATATTACTACCGGTGTTCTTAAAATAGAAGATGGTGTCCACGAAAAGGTACAGACTAAAACTAGTGTCACGGGCACGGTAGAACACGATTGCTCAGCGGGACACATATTCTATCATATAACACCACAGGCTAACTGGACCGTAAACCTTACTAATCTAAACCTCGCAAATGGTT